TCAGCCCGCTCGCGGGTTTCGACCCGACTGCGCTGACCGGCCCCACCTGACCGCTCGCCCACAACCGAACGCCGTCCCCAGCAGCGCCGCGATTGGCGCCGCTTTCCCTTCGATGGAGTACACACCATGGACAACCTGAACGCCGCGCCATTCACCGGCGCACTGACCAAGGCCGGCCTCGCCGCCGGCACCACCACGACGCTGACGCAGACCCTCGCGGCGGGTGCCACGGCCAACGTCATCGCCATCCGCGGCAAGATGTATTCGGTCGCGGCGCTCTCCAACACCGCGACACCGACTGTCGATTACGCGACCGGAAAGGCGTTCCTTCCCGTGCTCGCCAATCAGGGCTCTGCGTTCATGGTGGGCTTCAACGCGGCCGGCGCCCTCAAGGTGATCCAGGGCAACGTCGTGCCTCTCGATACCATCACGGTGCCGGGTGGCTTCCTCAACGCACCGCAGTTCGGCGCGCTCGGGCCCGCCGGGTCGGTTCCAGGCGCGGGCGGCAGCAATGACTTCTGTCCGATCGGCTACCTGCTGATCCAGGCAGGATCGACCGCGTCAAACACCACCGGCTGGGTGTTCGGCACCAATAACATGGCGGCGGTGACGGGCATTACCTACACGTTCGACGACGTGTGCGGGATCACGGATCGGCCGCAGATTTCCTGAGTCTGCGGCTGGTGCTCGCGGTCAGTGGCGACTTCCTGCGCCGCTGGCCGCTGACGCCTTTGCGCGATGCTGCCGGTACTTCGGCCATTCGGCCCGGAGCAGCGGCTTCATGTCGGTGGGCAGTGCATCGAGAATCGCCTCCGCCCGCTGAAGGCTTGGCGCGGCCACGCCGATCACCACCAACAGCGACCGTAGCAACGCCTGCGTGACAGCCGCTTCCGAGTGGCCGGCACACACGGCCTGGATCTGGCCGAACAGGTCTTTCGTGTCGCCCATCGCCTTACACTCCCAACGAGGATTCCCTTATGGCACGCCAGGAACTGCACAGCGACAAGCTGCCGATCGAGCAGCGCACGATGCCGGAAACCGCAGCCGAGCGCGACGAGGGCGACGTGATCCTGGTCGATCGCGATGTGATCAACAAAGACTACCTCGAAGAACTCAAGTTCAACGAGGAGCCGGTCACGATCCGGCTTGAGCCGAGCTCCGATGTCAACGCCATCGCGGTCTTCGCGGTCTGGGTGAACGGCAAGGGCGCCGAAATCTTCAGGAACGGCCGCTGGTACGAGGTCGTCTACCTCCCGGTAGGCGAGCCGATCGTCGTCAAGCGCAAGTATCTGGACGTGATCGCGCGCACCAAAATCGACACGATCCGGACGCCGACAATGGAGGCGCTGAGCGTCAACCCGGACAACCGGCCGCGTCGCCATACGTCCGCGGCGCAGGCCTTCTCCGTGCTCGAAGACAGGAATCCGCGCGGCGCCGCGTGGCTGACAGAACTGACGCGCCGGAACTTCTGAGCCGTGAACTTCCTCCAAATCTGCCAGAAGACCGCGCTGGAAAGTGGCGTGTCGGGCACGCTCTCCACGACGGCGGGGCAGATCGGCAGCCTGGGCCGCATCGTCTCGTGGTGCGCGGACGCCTGGATCGAGCTGCAATCGCTGCACGACGATTGGAGTTGGATGCGCTCGTCCAACATCCTTGGTGCGGGCATCAGCTTCGTGCCGGCCTATGGACAGTTCAGCACGCCGATCGGCACCGGCGCCGGGCAGGTCGGCGTCGCGTGGGACAACTTCGGCAAGTGGGACCGCGAGAGCTTCCGCTGCGTCACGGCCGCCACGATCCAGTTCGGGGCATTCATCCATGCTCCGACGGTCGGGCAGCCTGTCACCCAGGCGAGTTCCGGCGCTTCCGCCACCGTCGCCACGGTTTCCAACGGACCGACGCCGAGCCTCGCGCTGACGGCGATCAGTGGCGTCTTCGATGCGGTCGGCGAAGTCCAAATCCAGGGCGGCCCAGTCAACGTCGGGTTTCCGACCGCAGTGACGGCCGTAGGCGTGGACGAGGTGCCATTTGGCGACACCATCGAGTTCGACACCTGGCGCGACAGCTACATGCTCGGTGCGATGCGCTCGGTGCGCACGCGGCCGGTCGCAATCGCAATCGGCCCCGACCAGTCGCTGAACGTGGGGCCGCCATCGAACGGGCTCTACCTGATTACCGGCGATTACTGGTCGGCGCCCACGGCATTGGTGAACGACAACGACACGCCAACGAAGCTGCCGACGCGGTGGCATCCCCTCATCTGCTGGCGGGCACTGAAAAAGTACGGGTTCTACGAAGCGGCCGAAGATGTGATCGGCCGGGCGCAGTACGAGTGGGATGTCATGTACCGCGAGCTTGAAGCGGCAAGACTGCCCACGATGGGCTTCGCCGGCGCGCTTGCGTAGTCACTGCCGGTAGTGGTGCGCGTGCATGTACTCCTGGCACGCACGCGCGCCGTCGTAGTCCATGGCCGGATCGATCTTCGATACGATCAACAGGTCATTTTCGGTCCAGCCGAGCAGGTAGTAGTCGGGGAAGCCCTCGCGCTTGAACACGGATCCGGCCGGGAACTCCTCGGCCAACGCCTGCACCACCGGCGGCCGGCTCGCGAGCCATTTCCTGTACCGCTCTTCGACCGACATCGGGGCCTCGCCGCATGAGCAAACGCGTGCCCAATCTGCCCCAGGTCAAATACTCTGTCACGCCATTGGGCGGCGGCCAGACACAGACCGGCGTGGCCTATCCGGGCGGGCTCGATCAGGTCACCCCGTCGCTGCGGCTGCAACCCGGCGCGGTGCGCGACGGCGTGAACTTCGAGTGCATGCAATCGGGCGGCTACGGCCGCATCGTCGGCTACGAGCGCACTGACGGCCACGCCGCACCGTCTTCCGCGGGCTATCAGATCATCCAGGTCGCGGCCTTCACCAACGTCCCGACCGTCGGCCAGGTCGTCACGCAGGCGACCAGCGGCGCAACCGGCACGATCTGCGCAGTGGTGACCGAACCGACACCCTACATCGCGGTGACGCTGACAACCGGCGCATTCGACACCGCCAATGCGCTGACCACGCCCGGTCCGATCGCGATCGGAACGGCGGTCCCGCTGACAACCGCGCCCGACGCGCAGACCGATGCCCAGTACGTGGCCGCGGCGGCCGGCATCTATCGCGCGCTGATCGGCGCGGTGCCCGGCAGCGGTGCCATCCTTGGCGTCGTCGCGATGACGTTCGCCGGCGTCGATAACCTCTATGCGTTCCGCGCCAACACCGGCGGCACTGCGGTCGCGCTCTACAAGACCTCCGCCACCGGCTGGACGCTGGTGCCGTTCCTCGACCTGGTGCAGTTCGACGCCGGCTCGGTGATGCCGGTCGATGGCGACGTGCTGACCCAGGGCGGCGTGACGGCCACCATCAAGCGGGTCATGTGGGCCTCCGGCGCGTTTGCTGCCTCCCCCAACGACACCGCGGCGGGTGCGTTCGTCATCACCACCCCCGCCGGCGGCAACTTCGGCGCTGGTGCTGCCACCACTTCGAGCGGCGGCGTCATTGCCCTCACCGGCATCCAGACCGCCATCACGCTCGCGCCCGGCGGCAAATACGAGTTCACCAAGTGCAATTTCTCGGGGCAGCTCGTCACCCGGCGCATCTACGGGTGCGACGGGGTCAACAAGCTCTTCGAGTTCGACGGCACCACGTACGCGCCGATCACGACCGGCCTGTCGCCTGACGCCCCGAGCCACGTCACCTTTCACAAGAATTACCTGTTTATCGCGCAGGCCAGCTCGATCCTGTATTGCGGCGTCGGAACCCCATACAAGTGGGACTCGACTGACGGCGGCGGGGAGATCGCGACCGGAGACACCGTGACCGCGATGCTCACGCTGCCGGGCAGCCAGACCACGGCGACGCTCGGCGTGTATTGCGAGAGCAACACCGCCTTCCTCTACGGGACCGACCCGACCACCTTCAACTTCGTCACGTTCAACACCGGACTCGGTGCGCTGCCGCACAGCGCGCAGAACCTGTTCGATACCTTCGTGCTCGATACCCTCGGCGTGGTCACGCTGCGCACGACGCTCAACTGGGGCAACTTCCTGCCCACCACGCTGACCAAGAACATGCTGCCGCTCATCATCCTGGAACGCGCCAAGCTGACCGCGTCGTGCGTGTTCCGGGAAAAGAGTTCCTATCGCCTCTTTTTCAGCGACGGCTATGGCCTGTGGCTGACGACGGTCAATCAGCAGTACCTGGGCGGCCTGCCGGTGCTGTTCCCCAACCCGGTGTCATGCTGCGACACCACCGTGAACTCGCTCGATGACGAAGTGATCTACTTCGGTTCGAGCGATGGCCTTGGCTACGTGTACCAGATGGAGCGCGGCACCTCGTTCGATGGCGCGGACCTCTACGCTTTCGTGCAGATGGCGTGGGACGCACTGAAATCGCCGCGCATCCTGAAGCGGTTCCGCGCCGGGTCGGTCGAAGTCCAGGGCCAAGGCTATGCCGCGTTCCAGCTCGGCTACCAGCTCGGCTATGATTCCATGCTCGACGGGCAGCCGGGTCCGACCGTCTATGCGACCAATTTCGTCCCCGCGCCGCATTGGGACCAATTCACCTGGGACAGCTTCACCTGGGACGGCACCACGCTCGCGCCCACTGACATCGACATGACCGGCACGGCAGAAAACGTCGCGGTCATCATCAGCAGCGGCACTAACTACATCACCGCGTACACGCTCAATTCGCTCATCTACCATTACAGCATGGGCCGCGGCATCCGCGTCTGAGACGGAGTTTCAAAATGCGCAAGGTGATCGCCGCCGTCCTTTCGGCGCTGCTGCTGCTGTACGGCGCCGCACCGCAGGCGATGGCGAACAACTATTACACCGTTGACGGCAATCCCGGTACTGGCTCGGCAGGCTCGTCCGCGGTGATGCGCGCGGAGTTCGCGCTGATACAAACCTCGTTCGGGCTGCTCGCGCCGCTCAGCGGCAACGACTACGCACTGATCACCGTCAACGGCGCCGGCACGGCACAGACCACGATCGCCAACCCCGCCACGGCACGCAACGCGCTGCTGTCCGGCGGATCGAGCGCGCCCGCTGCGTGGAGCACCGAGACCTGGGCCGCACCTGGTGCTTCCGGCAACCTGCTCGTGTCGGATGGCACCAACTGGACCGCCGTCGCGCAGGCATCGACGGGGCTACAGACCAACATCACCGCCGAGACAACGCGTGCCGAAGCGGCGGAGGCGCTGCTTGCCCCGCTGATCTCACCGTCATTCACGACGCCCGCGCTGGGCACGCCATCGAGCGGCACCCTGACCAACGGAACCGGGCTGCCGGTCGCGACCGGCATCAGCGGCTTGGGCACGGGCGTGGCGACGGCGCTCCAGGCCCCTGTGACCGGCTCCGGCGACATCGTGCTGGCTACTTCGCCGTTCCTGACGACGCCCAACCTGGGGACGCCGACGATCCTCGGGCTGGCCAACGCGACCGGCTTGCCGGTCGCGACCGGCATCAGCGGGCTGGGCACGGGCGTCGCTACGGCGCTTGCGGCCGGCAAGACCGGCACGGGCACCATGGCGCTGTCCGTTTCGCCGGCCCTGACAGGTGCGCCAACCGCACCGACCGCCGCGGCAGGAAATAACTCCACCACCCTTAGCACGACGGCGTACGTCGCAACGGCCGTGGCGGCTGGCGCCGGGCCGAACACGATCGGAACCACCGGCTCCGTCGTGTTGCCGAGCGGCCTGATCATGAAGTGGGGCAGCGTGTCGTTTGCGTCGTCCACTCCGCAGACGGTCACCTTCGCGACCCCGTTTCCTAATGCCGT